AACTGTATAATCAGGATTAAATAAAACAGCCCATAACATATAACCTACAGTCGTAGTTGTCTTACCAACTTGTCGTGGCATTTTACATATTGAAAAACGATTCTTATGAAAACCATCTACCATTTCTTCTTGAAATGGCCACATATCAAAATCAACAATACCTAAGTCTACGTTGACAATCTTTACATATTTCTTAATAAAGTATATTGGATCTTCTGAACATTTTAATATTTCTTTCGCTTCTTCTTGAGTAAAAGGTATTTCAACGCCAGTTTTTTTTAGTCTTTCATTACCAAGATAACCTTCAGTTGACATCTTTCTTGCCTTTTAACATTTTCACAAGATCGTTTGTAGAACCTACAAATACAGCTTTATCAACATTGATTTCATTTGTAGATTTTTTAGGCTCTAAATCTTGTTTTCTCTTTTGTATCTCAAGTAAATCTTTATTGAGTTCACCTAAGTTTTTAAGAGTTTGTGCTACAACTTCAAAGGCTCTAGGGTGTTCAGATTCTTTTGCAACTCTCAAAAGACTATCAAGAGCTGAGTCACCTTTATTGATGAGTCCACGGATATTTTCTCGAGCAAATTGAGCATCATTCTCAACTTGTTTCTCAGGTTCAATTGGTACTATTTCAGTATTGTCTACTTCTATGGGTTCAATATTTAATAGTTTAGATAGTTTCTCATTTTTCATAGTAATGTATCTGGATATTCAGTTATACTGGTTGCAAAACCAAACTCATCATCTGGGTCAGCACTAGCTGGATTAGGTGTTAATACTATTTCTGCAGCCTTTAATGGGTCACTTTCAACTGACCGAATCGTTATAGTTGCATTTGATGTATCACCTGTTACAATGTCACCAGCTTCTAATAATTTATTTAGTCCTGATGCAACCAACGTAGCATTAGCAACATTAGAGAATTGTTTTACAGTACCTATTACATCTCTGGCTGCGACACGGATTGTTTCACCTTCTAGTAAAAGTCTATCTGGGATGTCAGGCCTGAAATCAGAGGTCACTCTTTGTGCAGATTTTACTTGACTCTCAATGTAAATATTAGTATTTGCTTGTCGTATATATTTACCTGATTTAACTGGTGGCCAAATATAACTCTTTGCAGTAAATTGTAAATCCCACATAATCAATCTAGTTGACATCATATCACCTTCATAATCAACTGTTGATTGTACTGAATTTAAAACAATTGGCATATCATACTTTTGATTCATTTCAGGTATAAAGTTTACTGTTACTGTAAAATCTGGTGTAAAAAAAGGTAATATCTGTTCTAATATTTGTGTACCATCTTCTGTATTTCTTACATAAATTGATAAATTAAAATCAAAATTGTATGGTATAGGTCTGTATTGTGTTTTTATGGATGTAGAAGTATTAGCTGCAAAATTTTGTGTAAGTGTATTTAATTTTCTACTTGTATCATACGTCATACTTACCATCTCAAATGAAATACGAGGTATTACTGTTTGTACAGCTTTTGTGAGTGTTGGGTCTGCTGTGATTCTTGTAAGATATTTTTCTTTTGCACCATAAGAAAGTGGTACTTTAAATAAAGTTTGTTTAGTTGTACCATCCGACTTATATCTTTGTAAGATAATATCATTAAAAACTGTGCCAAAAGCGACAACAATTTTTCTGATTGTTCTATTATAAAATTGTGCGTTACCTAACATTATGCCTCACCAAACGGATTTGTTTCACTAAAGTCTAGTATACCATCACCACCAGCTTCTATTCTTAGATTATCAAAGGTATCTTCAAAGGCAGTATTCATTGTTGCAGTATCATCAGCAGTAGAAACTGTAAATACTGCGTTTGATGTATTACCAATTATGTTTGATGACGTAAATGTACCTTGAACTCTAATTACATCTATATGTGTATTTGGTACAAAAGTATGAACAACAGCTTGTGCTGTTGATAATGCAAGATTAGCTCCTTGAAATACTATTTCATTTTGTACATATTGACGTTGACCATCACCAGATAATGTAATTCTTGTTCTTGGGTAGTAATCATTTATCTTATCATCAATCGTAGGATTACCAGTTGATATAAGTTCATTAGAAAATACAAATTTCTTCAACTTCAATGCGAACAAATAAACATTTGCACCACGACCACGCCCTAAAGTATAAAACATAGCTTGATCGTTTTCATGTTCTACAAAAGTTATTTCAAAGAAAGCATCTGTAAGAGGTACATAAATTAAATCACCCTCTCTTGGTCTTACAAGACTGGTAGATTCTTCTCTTACAGTATGTACAAATCTTTTACGAGAAACTAAAAGTGTTATTTCATCTCTAATTTCAAGACCAAATTTGGAAATATAATCACCTTCACCCTCCATACCTTGTATATTTTCAAGATACATTTCAAGTGAAAATGTTTTAGTGTATTCTTTAAGTGTATCTTCACCAAAAAGAAAATCAATTTTATCACCACTTGTTCTTGGTAAATACAAAACATCCATGCCATATATTTTCATGGACTCAATGACTAAATCTTCAACTAAAAGTTGTTCACTTGTTATTTGATTGGCTGGAAAAGGGTTAAAATACTGATTAGTTGCCATCAATTATCCCATGTAAATTTCATTTGGCAACACATTCAAGACTTGCATCTCCTCTTCTATCTTATCTATTTCTGCTTTTGCTTCTTCCATAATTCTAGGGCCATCAAGTGTAACACCGCCCGGCATTTGAACGCCGGCAAATTTTGATAAATTAGAACCCCATTGGTATTTTATGAGAGCTGTTGTATATTTTTTTAAAAATCTATCATCCCACACATCAGAAAATCCTGCCTGTGTAATAGATGCACTTGTCATAGTTTTTCCTGGATTACTTCTTAAAGTAATTACTGTGGGTGAATTTATTTGTTTGATTTGAACTTCTACTGTATCAGCTGCGTCCGAATTATTTGTTAAAGTTATAAAATCATTTTCAATCAATTGTTGGTCAAAAGTTGTGCTTGTGCCTGTAAGTACATTTGCATCACTTGTGATTGCAGCTGAGCCTGTTATGTTAATCGTATCTGGTTGTAATTTACGATAACACTCTACAATTACATATTCACCAACTTTTAAATCTCTAGTCCAATCAACATCTAAAAATAATTTATTTTGATGTCGATTAAATCTAAATTGTGGTGTGCCTGAAAATAATAAATTAAGAGTTCTAATATGTTGCATTGTAATCTCATATGAAACATAAGAAACAGATGTGAAGTCATATAAGTCATGCAATCTCAATTGATATCTCAAGTCAAACATATTGATTGATGAGTTAGAATCATCAAAAGGAAAAACACCATTCACAAATATTACCGCATCAGGAGCATAAATCCATTTTCTCTCAATATCTTCTTGAGTAACTTGATGTTTCATGAATATTTTTTCAACACCATCAAAATGGTAGTCGTGAAAATATTGAAGAGCATCATCAATTCGATCTTCTATTTGGTCATCATCTACATTTATTTCTATTACAGGAAAACCCAATCTTCTTAAACAATAATCTTTAAATGATTGTCTTGTAGTTGGTTTACCTCCATATCCTCTCGTATATTCTGGCATATTATATCCTTGTTACACCTGGTAATACATTTACAATACCTTCAACTGCTCTTATTTTATTACCACTTGATGAAGTTACTAGAACATCATACAAGTATCGACCTGCTCTAAGATTTGCAGTTGTGGTTGGTGACATGGTGATTGTTACTTGACCATTTGCATTACCAGTAATTGTGGCAGTAAAAGCATTTGCAGAGGCGGAGTATGGTGATTTTCTGAGCTCAGAATTAGCCGAGTAGCCGAACAAGTTTATGTTTGCGCCTGCGTTATCTTTTACATGAATTGTGTTTGAAATATTTGCGTATTGCTCTATGAAGAGCTCAGTATAAGTAGCGATCTCGTTCTCCTGTTTTAGGACTATTTAGTCAAACCAGGAGTTAGTTTTTACATACCCGCTAGTAAGAATGGATTGAATCCTGCTTCAGCAACTTCAACTGTAACATTAGCAACTCTTGTTACCACACCTCGACTATCAATTGTGATAGATGGTATATTACCAGCACTACCATAATCGCCGGCTGAAACACCGGCTTGAGTGGCTAATTTAGCAGTTGGTATACCGCCATCAGCAAAACCTTCGCCAGATATAGCTCCTTGTGCAATTGAATTACCTACAATTCTAGTTAGACTCATTTATTCCTCTAAATTTAATTCTGGAGGTGGGTTACCTTCAGGTTTTGGAAACTTTTTCTTTACTTCATCTATTGATTTAAACCAGTCTGATTCTTTTAAATCTTGACCATTATTTACAGCGTGCCATAGCATATCTAACTGTTGAAATCCATCAGGATAATGGTGACAACGATCATAAGCATATTGATAATATTCTGCTACTGATTTTTGTCTTTCAAATTCTGCCATAATTTCATCTTTAGTTGGTGGAGGATTTCCTTGTGGGTCATCCCATTTAGGAAAACTAAAACTACCACCACCTGCACTCATTTCAAATTTAGCTTCAGGCCTTAAAGCCTTAATTGCTGTATCTATACCATAACCAAGACCGGATTGTCCTGTAAAATTTTTTGCTATCTCATCCACATTCATTTTAAATTTTCCTCCTTTAATTATATATTTATAATCTTTTTTTTTATTTATGATACAGGTCCACCCGTTGCACCGCCTATACTATATTTAATAGTTGGTGAATCTACTGTGAAAGTATATCTTGCATATCCTACTCCAGAACCACCAGCACCACCCGTTGTTGTTGTACCCCCATCTGAACCACCGCCACCGCCTCCACCGGTATTTACTGTTCCAGCAGTTCCAGCTGGGCCGCCTCCGGCACCTGCACCTCCGCCGCCAGCTCCTCCTGCTCCTCCAGGTCTACCTGCTCCTGTTATTCCACTTCCACCTCCGCCACCTGCTCTAGCTACAGGTGAACCTGAAATAGAAGATGTTGTTCCAGCACCTCCTGCTCCGCCTGCACTACCTGGAGTTGGCGCTTCACCACCAACGGCGCCAGCACCGCCGCCACCACCTCCTGTTGTCCATGTTGCATTATCAGAGTGACCAGGACCGCCATTATTACCTTGTGGGGGACTTGTAGGTGGGGTATTTCCAGCTCCACCTGCATAAGCATTATTAGGATAACCACCGGCTCCGCCACCAGAACCTCCAGCACCTCCAACTGCTCTTGATCCTCCGTAACCACCGCCTGTTGAAACTATATCTGTAAAAGGTGATGGTGATGTAATAGATGAATCAGTACCTTTTGTTCCAGGATTAAATGCACTAGAACCACCGGTGCCAGCAGCTCCGCCAGCACCAATTGTAAACTTGTATTCTTGGTCTTTAACTAAAGAAAGACCCGAAGTGAATCTAAATCCACCTGCACCTCCACCGGCACCTCCAGCACCACCGCCTCCACCACCTCCAATTATTAAAAATTCTGCACCTGTCATGGCAAAACTTGGTATAAAATTAGCAGTAGATGTAAATTCATGAACAGCATTTGTACCATCTATTGTTTGCGTACCACCAGTTGAGTTTGTGGCCGCATTTGCTGTTCCTACAACATTGAGGGTATTTAATCCTATCGGGTATTGATAACCGAGTGGTCTAGCTTTGTGTTTAATTCCCACTAAACTGGTCCTCCGTTGCTTCCATCTATATCATAAATAACTGAATCACTAGTTTGTTCCATAACATATCTGAAAATTACAATTCCTGAACCGCCGGCGGCTCCTGTGCTATTATTATGTCCTGCGGCTCCTCCGCCTCCACCGGTGTTTACTGTTCCAGCAGATAGAGCTGCAGCTGCTACACCACCAGCACCACCTCCTCCTGCACCGCCAGGAGCTGGGGGTCCAGCATTACCACCTCCACCTCCGCCACCCGCTCTAGTTACGGGTGATGGGCCTGAAATAGAAGAAGCTACACCTGTTCCACCAGCACCGCCGCCACCTGAAGCACTTGCATTATAATTTGATCCTACAGCACCAGCACCCCCGCCTCCACCTCCATGTAAATATGAACCAGGTGCATGATATCCAATCCCGCCATTATTACCTTGTGGAGGGCTTGTGGGTGGAGTATTACCTGCACCTCCAGCAATTTGAACACCTCCAGTACCACCGGCGCCACCCCCACCAGAACCACCAGCATTTCCTGCCGAACCGGCAGAAAAAGAACTTCCGCCTCCGCCACCTTCAGATTCTATTGTTGAAAAAGGAGCAGGTGCTGAAATTGTACTATTAACACCATCACTACCTCTTGCACCTGTAGCTCCGCCGGCCCCTACGGTTGCTGTGTGAGCTTTAGATGCAGTCATAGAAACTGTACCAAATCTATAACCTCCTGCACCTCCACCTCCGCCACCACCAGAACCGCCACCGCCACCGCCTCCTGCGATTACTAAGTATTCAACGTCCATATCAGCTGAGGGTGTAAAATCTGCCGTTGATGTAAATGTGTGAACAGCATTTGTTCCATCAACTGTTTGTGTACCACCAGTTGAGTTTGTGGCTACATTAACTGAAACTGAACCACCAATTCTTGTGCTTAAACCTATAGGATAAGCAAAACCCTCTGGTCTAAAAAAAGAATATCCTGCCATTATACAGGCCCTCCATTTGATCCACCTATATCATAAATTTCTGATACAAAATCTTGACTCATTACATAAGTAATCTGAGCAAAACCTGACCCGCCAGCACTAGCATTTCTTTGCCCTCCTGGATTTGAAACGTGACCCCCGCCACCACCTCCTCCGCCACGATTGGCTGTAGCTGCAGCTGGGGCAGCTGCGTGATTACCACCAGCTGCACCGCCTCCATTACCTCCCGTTCCAGCAGGAGTTGAACCTGGATGTGTACCGCCACCGCCTCCGCCACCGTAATATTCTGGTGAACCAGTAAAAGTTATAGCTACACCGACACCGCCTGGTCCTCCTGTACCCGGAGTAGCGCCAGCTGTTCCTAATCCACCTGCACCTCCTCCACCACCGCCAGCTAAAGGCGCCCCATTTCCTCCAGCATAACCTTGAGCATTTCCTGCCACAGAGGGAGGTCCACCTGGAATTGCAGTCATTCCTCCTCCACCGCCAGAACCACCAGCGTTAGCAGGAGTTGATGATTCACCAGCACCACCCCCACCACCTTCAGCAGTTAAGTTTGATGATGGTGTATTTGAATTAATTGTTACTGTGGTATTTGTGCCGTTTGCACCTTTTGTTCCAGTAGAAGTTGAACCGGCACCGCCAGCTCCTAGTGTAATAGTTAAAACAGCTCCTGGTGCTACTGAATAATCATTACCAATAATTACACCTCCAGCACCTCCACCTCCGCCAGCTTTTCCACCGCCAGCTCCACCAGCAACAAACATATAAGCAAAAGTATATGTGCCGGCTGAACTATTTGTAAAAGTACCTGATGAAGTATATGTGTGAACTGCGTTTGAACCAACTGCGGTTTGAACACCGCCAGTTGAATTTGTGGCTACGTTAACTGATTCTGAACCACCAATTCTTGTGCTTAGACCTACTGGATATTTAAAACCCTGAGGTCTACCAATTTTCTTTGTGCTAAGACGAGAAATTCCCATATAAAATAATTATGTAACTTCTGAACCAAATACATTAAATGATACGCCTAAAGTATTTGTGTTACATCTCACAACATCAGCTGCATCCATTGTAAGTCCTAATGTTATACCAACAGCATCTGCTTGTGGTACAACACCACCTCTTACAATAAAGTGTTTGTCATTAGCAGTTTCACCATTTGGTGCAATCGCAATTGAATATGATGCGTTTGCAGCAGTTTGATTACAAACTGTGATTGACGATAACACAGCTGAGGTGCTACCTGGTACCGTGTATAGGTCTGCAAGGGTATTTGCACCTGGTTTTAATTGTCCTAATACTTTGTAAACTGTTGCCATTTGTTAATCCTATGATTTTACGTTTTAATAAAAATTAAATTGTTAGCTTCTTTGTATAGTCTTCCCGTTTCTGCCGAGCCGCCACCAGTTGGGATTCCAGAAAAATCTAAAGATGATACAGCTATATTTGCTACATTGACTACTCTACCTTTGTTATTTACATTTACTGTATTTACAACAAGATTTGCTGTGCCACCATACTGACCTGATGTTACACCGGTTGGTAATAATTTTGCATCTGAAACGGATAAATCTGATGGAGCTGAAGCAGTAACACCCATTGCAATATGTAAAATTTCAATATTATTAGTGCCAGTAAATGGGGCCGCATCAAAAGTTATTACTCTATTATTTACAGCATAAGATTCTGTGGCCTGTCTAACACCATCTAAAAAAACTAATATAGCTGCAGGTGAACCTACAGGTATTTGCATATTGAATTGCGTTTCAGAGTTATCACCGCTAAAAGTGTCTATTAAAAAATTTGCAACTCTTGGTGGGTTTCCTAAGTATGGCACGATTTATCCTTTTTATCTAATTCTTTTATTTATGTAATATAAACAGAGGTATTTGGCATATCCACATTTGGCCAACCAGATTTAGTAGGTAAATCTCTCAATGCAGTTCTATAATTAGACCACTCAGTTTTTTTATCACTTGATAATGGTGAATCAGCAACTTGTGTCCAATCTGTTTCTGTCAATAACTTGTTTCTTTCAGTTCTTTTTTCTGTTGTTAATAATTCGTTTGTGGTATTAGCTGCATCAGACTTTTCTTGGTCTGTTAAGTTTACAACTTTTACTGTATAGACATAATCACCATCTACATAAGCATCAACTGCTTCTAATCTTTGTGTTGCACGATTAAATGTTTTTGTTGATAAAACAAACTTGGCATTGTTTTGAGTCATCCACCCATCATCAGGACCTGAAGCTGGAAAAGATACATTTGGATACATTGTTTTATAATGACCAATTTTTTGTATTATTGAATCTACTACAATTGCGATTAACATTTTATCTCCTATGTATTTGCTGATTTGTTACCTGAAGCTACAATCATTGGTGTAAAGTTTGCTGTATATCTAGCGAAATTTTTAGTTACTCTTACTTCATCTAAAAATCCGTTAAACCCATATATTTGTGAATTAGGTCCATTGAATGTTGAACCAAGAACAAATTCCCTATCTCTTTGTGTTGGGTAAGAAATATCTCTTACAGGGCCTTTTCTCTTACCATCTCTAAATACGCTATGATTAGTTCCATCTTTTACTAAAGCTATATGATACCATTTATGAGTTTCTATCTCATCATCATCCCAATCATATGTACTTGCGTGATATGACAAACGCCAATCATTATTACTTGAATCATAATAAAATTGATATTCAGATCCACTACCATATTTTGACCATAAAGTGTGTAGACCACTTAACTCTTCAAATTTTACAAAAGCTTCCCATGTAAAGTCTTGGTCTTTTGCAGTAAATAAACTCTCTTGTGTTTCTGATTCTGGTATCTTAATATAATCATTACCATCAAAATATAGACTACCAGTACCAAATTTTGTATTTGCAGCTCCAGTTGATATTTGTGCCTCTGTAACAGGTGTAAGTATATTTTTTCCAGTTGAATCATATATTCCACCATTTGTAGCATTACAAAGGAATGCTACTGAATTACTATAAAATTGATAAGTATTGTTTCTTGGTGCTGTTGGTACAGTTGTTGATTCATCAGCGTAACCTTGTAACACATACAAGTTACTTATATAACCGTTCCAACATTCAGTTGCATTTGTATTACCACCAAAGGCAAAGAATTTATTTGTTAAATCTGTTGAATAACTACCACTATCACTTGAAAATCTTTCATTACCATTTACCATACAGTAAAGAGTACCACTTTTTCTATAAAATTTAACATAAGTCCATTCTTTAAGTCTTAATGTTATATTACTACCTGGATAAATTGGCCCACCACTACTGGTATAAACAATAACTTTTTGAGAACCATTAAATCCAAATGCCGGTTTAGCAGCGTCATTATCTGCGCCAGTTCTAAATGAGAAGAAATAATCGTTGTCACCGCCAGAAATACGATATACCCATGCACCAATCGTGAAATCTCCTGTGCCTAGAGGTCTTGATAAAAAACCTTTAACAGCATTTCCATCTCCTTCACCAAGATAAGAACCTCCATGATCATAAGGATCATATGATGTTTCTAATTTGAATGGGTAGAAAGGTTTAATTCTTACACCTCCTGCGTTTCCAGCTAAAGTCAAATCATGATCAATAGAACCATTGTCTTTAAATCGGTTTGATTGAAGTGCTAAAAGTTTAGTTTGAGCTCCTGTTGATGTAAGAGGTGCAGTTGGCGCTGTAGTTACACTTCTTCTAGCACCGTTAATCAATATAAAGTTACTCATATAACCTTTAAATGCAGTTTGCCCATCTCTTGTTCCTAAATTTACACCTGCAGCTGCAGCCATAATAGCAGATGAAGATGTAGCAGTTCCAACTTGAGCACCATCTATATAAACATAAAAATTATTACCATTTCTATCTACTTGTAACCATTGCCATCTATTGTTTACTATATCAGTAGAGAAGCTAATTGTTGTCCAACTACTTCCATCGAATGATATTAAAAGTTCATCATGTGCTAAGATGAAAGGAACATAACCACTTGTACCCATACAAGCAATAGCTGTTCTACCAGAAAGAGCACTTCCTTGAGGGAAAACCCAAACACCTATTGTGAAATCATTAGTACCTAAATCATAATCATCATGGTCTGCGGTGTAAATGTTACTACCACCATCAAACTCTGCACACCACCAACCATCCGGTGGATAATGTGGGCCAAAACTACCTTGTGAAACATCTGTACCTACTGTTGTGAGAGTACAGGCGTTTGCACTTTCATCTATAAATCCAACATTACGAATCGAACCTCTATATTTACCAGTCAATAATGTTGTTTGTTGTGCTATCTCTGTATTTGCAAATGGAAAAACTGGTCTTGTATTTGCATTATCAATTTCTGTTATTAGAAGCAAAGAATTAGATTTATCAACAAAGTTTGAAGATTGACAAGTTAATAGCACGGTGTTTGTTATTGCAGTAAGAGGTGCAGTTGGCACAGTTGTATCTAAAGCTGTTCCTTTTACAAGTCTAACATTTGAAATATTCCCGATGAACGGGTTGTTAGCTTCACCATCAGTACCAATTGTAAATAAACCGGTTGATGTTGGTAAATTGGCCCCTACGCTTACAACTTCAGTACCATTAATATAAATTTTTAAAGTTGTATTACTGTGTGTATAAATTAATCTAAAATGATACCATTGACTTGCAACAAAACCTGGACCATAGTCACCATCACCCGCCGTTCCATTTACAGCAAAAAAGCCCACTTTATTGGCAGAATAGGCAGCGCTACTATTCATATTAATACCGATACCCCATTTATTCACCGAACCTCCACCATTTGACATTCCAAATAAAACTCTAGCAGCAGAAGTTATGGTGGATAATCTAAACCAACACTCTAAAGTATAATCTTCTGTTATACCACCCAAATTTGTGTTCGTAGAATTTGGTATTGTAAGACGATCAGATGTGCCATCAAATTGACCAGACCAGTACCCATCATCAAATGGGTTGTCTGCGGATCTTATTACATCACCAGTTTTCGTTAATTCTAAATTTAAATATGAATTATCTTTTGTTACTTCTTTATCTTGACAAGCCAATAAGATTTGATCTCTTGAAAGTTCAGTTGAGAAAGGTCTTGACCGAGATATACGAGTGTCACCAGATATAGTTATTGCATTATTTCCTGTTGATTTATCAATAAAAGAACCAGATTGACAAATCAATAATTTCACATCACTTGCTGTTGCGCCCTGTGAAGTTGTTGTTAAATAGTCTGTTGGTGGGGTAAAAGATGAATTAGCAGTAGCATAAGTCGTG